GGACCCGGCTGGTGCGAGTGTCCACCTACGCCAACCTGGACAACCTGGACCCCGCGTTCCGGGATGTGATCCTGTCCACCTTCGAGGGCACGAGGCTGGGTCGTCAGGAGCTGCACGGGGAGATCCTGGAGGACGTCGAGGGCGCCCTGTGGACGTGGGACCTCATCGAAGCCGCCCGTATCCAGGTGGCCGGGTCCATCGAGGAGCTGGCGCACACGATGGACCGCATCGTGGTTGGCGTGGACCCGGCCGGTACCGCGCGCAAGAAGTCCGATGAGACCGGGATCGTCGTGGTCGGCAAGAAGGACGGCGTCCTGTACGTGCTGGCGGACGCGTCTGGCAGGTACACGCCCGAGCGGTGGGCGCGGCGGGCGATCGACCTGTACGACCACTGGGACGCGGACGCCATCGTGGCGGAGAACAACTACGGCGGGGAGATGGTGCGCGCCGTGCTGGACAACATCTCCGCCTTCCCCCGCGTGAGGGAGGTCAACTCCACCCGCGGCAAGCTCATCCGCGCCGAGCCGGTCTTCTCGCTGTACGAGCAGACGAAGGTGCGCCACGTGCCGGGGCTGGTGAAGCTGGAGACCCAGCTCTGTGAGTGGGTGCCGGGTAAGGGGTCCTCGCCGGACCGGATGGACGCGATGGTGCACGCGGCCCACGAGCTGTCCGACCACGCACGTCCCGCCCAGGTCCAGGTCGCCCGCAGGAAGCCTGCCGGCGACAATCCGCTGCCCGCGGGGGCCGTCCAGCTCGGGCGGCACATGAAGCTGGGGAACGTGATCCCCGGGCGGCTCAAGAAGCCGGCGGTACGATCGTGGTCGTGACCGAAATCCTCTACACCGTTGCCGCCATCGTGGTAGGTGTGGCCTCCAGTGCCCGCATCACGCGTCTGATCGTGGACGATGCGTGGCCTCCTGTGGCTTTGCTGCGCGCCTGGTGGGCCGCGAAGACCGACGAAGGACCCTGGTACGACCTGGTTGACTGCCATTGGTGTGCGGCACCGTGGGTTGTAGCGGGTAACCTCGCTTTCGCCACAGCAACCGGACTTCACCCCATCTGGTGGCTGTTGAACGGATGGATGGCAGCATCTCTAGCCACGTCGTGGCTGGCGATCAAGACAGGGGAGTGACATGGCACGACTGGGCAACAAGCCCAAGAACATCGACAACGCAACCCGCGCCCCCAAAACCCTCGTCGCCGCCGCCAAACGCTTCAAGGGAGCCGACGACCACACCCGCGTCTCCCGCACCGGCGACGGCTGGCAGCAAGCTGCCTGGCACTTCTTCAACACCGTCGGCGAATACGCCTACGCCGTCAACTGGGTCGGCAACCTCCTGTCCCGAGCCAAGCTCCACGCCACGAGGGACACCGGCGAAGGACCCCGCAAGGTCGAAGACACCACCGACCCCGCCGCCATCCTCGTCGACGCCCTCTTCTACGACGAACAAGGCCGCTCCACCGCCCTCCAGCAGATGGGCGTCCACTACACCGTCGCCGGCGAATGCTTCATCGTCGGCACCGAAGACAACACCGGCCAGGACTGCTGGGAAGTCGTCGCCTCCGGGCGCATCAAGCCCGACGGCAAGCGCTGGCTCATCGACGGCTCCCCCCAACCCGAAGACGCCTTCGTCATGCGCTCCTGGCGCCCCCACCCCGCCGACCGCCGCGAAGCCACCTCCCCCTCCCGAGCAGCCCACCCCCTGCTGTCCGAGATCGAACGCCTCACCATGCACGTCGCCGCCCAGGTCGACTCCCGCCTCATCGGCGCTGGCATACTTTTTCTCCCGGACAGGATGACCTTCGCGGTACGCACCGAGAACGGAGAGGTCATCACGGGCAACTCCGACGCGTTCGCCGACATGCTCGGCGAAGTGGGCGGCCGGGCCATGATCAACCGCGACTCCCCCGAGGCCAACGTCCCGGTCATCGTCACCGCCGACGGTGAGGCCATCGGCAACGTGAACCTGCTCAAGCTGTGGTCCGAGCTGGACGAGCACGCGGTGGAGCTGCGCACCGAGGCCATCCGCCGCCTCGCCCTGAGCATGGACATGCCACCGGAGATCCTCACCGGCGCCGGTGACACGTCGCACTGGAACGCCTGGTCGATCGATGAATCTTCAATCAAGTCCCACACCGAGCCGCTGCTGAACCGCATCGCCGACGACCTCGCGACCGGCTACCTGCGCCCCATGCTCATCCAGGAAGGCATGGACCCCGAGGAAGCACGCACCTACTCCATCGGCGTGGACACCACCGAGATGCGGCTGCGCCCCAACCGGTCTCGCGAAGCCCTGGAGCTGTGGGATCGCGGCGTACTGAACTCTGCCGCGCTGGTGGAGGAGACCGGGTTCCGCCCCGACCAGATCCAGGACGACGCCGAGCACCGTCGCTGGTTCCTGGACCGTGTCGCCGGCGGCCAGACCCAGCCCGAGATCGTCGAAGCCGCCCTGCGAGCCCTCGGCATCCGCCTCGACGTCGTCCCGGAGGCCAACGCGCCCGACGACGAGCGTCCCGGCCAGCACGAGGCACGCCCCACCCGTTCCCTGGAGGACCACCCCGACAACTCACCGCCCGACCGGGACGACGCGATGGTCGCCGCGTGTGAGGTGCTGGTCTTCCGGGCCCTGGAACGGGCCGGGAACCGGCTCAAGAACAAGCGGCAGAAGGCCATCCCCGGGGTGTCGGCGGCCGAGTCCTACCTGTTCCACAAGGTTGACACCTCCACGCTCAACTTCATCCTGGAGGACGCCTGGAGTGCCGTGGACCGGTTCGCCGGCAAGTGGGGCGTGGAGGCAGGCAGGCTCGCCGACAGCCTGGACGCCTACGCCCGCGCGATCATCCTGGAACAGAAGCCGCACGACCCGGCGATGATGCGCTCCTTCATCAACCTGGTCCGGGAGACACGATGAAGCTGGTCGCAGACATCGAGGAGTTCGTGGCCCGCCGGCGGGCCAGCCAGGACACAGCCATCGACCGGCTTCGCACGGCGGTGCGCGAGGGCTTGGCCGTCTTCGGCTCGCCCGCGTGGGACACCGAGATCGCGCTGATCGCTGGCGATATCTGGGACACCACCCAGGAAGAGGATGGCGGCGACGTGCCGGCGCCGGCTGGGTTCTTCGAGGCGCTGGGTGAGTCGCTGGCCCAGACCAGCCGGCCGGCCGACCCGCCCGACGCGGCGCAGGTGGAGCGGGTGGCGACCTGGGTCGCGGTCTACACGATCAACGCCTCGACCAACGCACTGGCCCTGGAGGCCCAGACCGGGCAGGAGGACCTGGTGCTGCGCGAGTGGGTCACCATGCGCGACGCGGACGTACGTGACCTGCACGTGCCGCTCGAAGGTGACCAGCAGCCCGTGGGCCAGCCGTTCCAGGTCGGGCAGTGGGAACTGGACTTCCCCGGCCAGCCGGTCGGGCCACCCGAGGTGTGGATCAACTGCCGATGCGTCATTCGACCAGTTCTGGGAGGAAACATCGTGGCAGCAGCAGTGACCGAAGAGGCCGCCGAAGAGACTGGTGACCCCGTCACCGACGAAGAGATCGACGAGCTGATGGACCAGGCCGACCTCGACCCGGGCATGGTGCCCATCCACGGCGTGCTCGTGGACAACACCGAAGAGACCGGCGACGGCCGCCACATCCAGGGCGAGACGCCCGTCATCGCCGTCGAGGACGGCCCCATGGCCCTGCGCTGGGTCAAGTACGACACCGGGGAGCACAACGGCGCCGTACGGGTGGCGACCATCACCCAGGCGTGGCGCGAGGGGCAGCGCATCCTGTGGAACGGGCACCTGATGCTCACCCCCGAAGCCTCCGAGGTGCTCGGACTACTGGCCGAAGGGCGCGTCGGCCTGAGTGTGGACATGGACGACGTGGAGTTCGAGGTCGACGAGGAGCGCGGTGTCGCCCACGTCATCTCCGGGCGCATCCGCGGCGCCACGCTCGTGGACATGGGGGCGCTGACCACGGCGTGGGCCCAGCTCGGCTCCTGGGAGGACGTGCTGACCCTCGCCGCATCGGGGTGCGCGCCGTGCCAGGAGCAGATGATCTACCGCACCTTCGCGATCAGCGAGCAGCCGTGGGACGGGTCGGCGGGCCGGTTCACCGACGAGCAGTGGGTCCGCTCCACGGTGGTGGACCGCGGCGAGGAGTTCGACACCGCCAAGACCCGCTACGCGGTCCCGATCCGCGAACCGAACGGCGACCTGTCCCGAGCGGCCGTACACAACGCCGCAGGCCGGATCGACCAGGTCGAGGGTGCCCCTGCGAGCGCCATCGCCGCAGGCAAGCGTGCCCTGGTGCGTGCCTACGGGGAGTTGGACGAGGAGCCGCCGGAGTCCCTGACTGCGGCCGGCCAGACGTTCCAGGTGCCCGGCATCCCCGCGATCACGAAGGACGCACCCGGATGGCTCACTCACCCGACCGACACCGCGCGGCTGCGCCGCTACTGGACCGAAGGGGCCGGCGCCGCGAAGATCCGCTGGGGCGCGCCCGGGGACTTCAACCGGTGCCGTACCCAGCTCGCCAAGTACGTGCAGCGGCCCGACTACCTGGCGGGCCTGTGCGCGAACATGCACTTCGACGCGCTCGGGTTCTGGCCCGGGGAGCACGCACGCCTGACCTCGGGCGCCGTGATCGCGTCCGCCTTCACCATCTACCAGGAGGCCGACGTGCTGCCCGCCGAGTGGTTCGAGAACCCGAACCTGCCCATGCCCACCCCCGTCACCGTCACCAAGGAGGGACGCGTGTTCGGGCACATCGCCCAGTGGGAGGTCTGCCACACGGGCCTGGGCCTGTCGGTCGGGAACGGAGACGTGTGCACCACGGCGCCGCACTCGACGTCGAACTACGCCTACTTCCGCACCGGCGTCGTGGACACCACAGGCGGTGAGATCGCGGTGGGGAACCTGACGATGGGGATCGGGCACGCCGGGGACCGGCTCTCCGCGCAGGCCACGGCCTCCCACTACGACAACACCGGCACCGTGGTGGCCGACGTCGCGGCCGGTGAGGACGAGCACGGCATCTGGTTCTCCGGGGCGATGCGCCCGGACCTGACCGAGGAGCAGGTGCGCCAGTTCAAGGCGGCCACCCTGTCCGGGGACTGGCGCACGATCGCCGATGACTACGAGCTGGTCGCGGCGCTCGCGGTGAACGTGCCCGGCTTCCCCATCCCGCGGGTGTCGATCGCCGCCTCGGGTGGCCGCCAGACCGCGATCCGTTCCGCCGGCATCGTGCCGCCGCAGGAGAAGCTGCCCGGTGGCCTGTCGGTGCGGGACTTCGCCCGCCAGGTCGAGGCGGAGCTGGACCGGCGCCGCAAGGCGCGCGAGGTGAAGCGCAAGTTCCGGGCAGCGCGGCGTGCCGAGCTGGCCAAGAGGCTCTGAGGAGGAGCGATGGCATGTGCCTGCAAGAACCGTGACGCCCGCAAGGCCACCTACACGGTCACCTTCCCCGACGGTTCGACCAAGTCCTACCGGTCGGAGATCGAGGCCAAGCGGCAGGTGGCGCTCAAGGGTGGGAAGTACGAGAAGAAGTGACTCGCGGGGCCCCCACACGGGGGCCCCGCTCACGTAGAGGTACACCACAAACAGTACCTAACAGCCTCATCTGTTACGATCTGGCACAGAAGCATGTCGCACGACCGGGTGCCCATAGGGCGCGTGCAAGACCACGCCCTACGCATCCAAGGAGTGCGACATGGACTTCGAGTTCCCAGACCTCAGCGCCCTTTCGGGCGAGGCTCTTCGCGAGGCCCGCGCCAGCGCGCACCAGGCCGCCCTGGCGCTCAACGCCATCGACGACGACGACTTCACCGACGAGAACAGCGAGCAGCTCAACAGGCTCCTGGACTTCCGGGACGAGGCCGACAAGCAGATCACCGCCGAGGACACCGCAGCCTCCGAGCGCGCCGCCACCCGCGAGCGTGCCGCAGCCGCCCTCGCAGACCCCGAGCCGGACCCCGAGCCCGAGCCGGAGGCCGCAGACCCCGAGCCGGACCCCGAGCCCGAGCCGGAGCCGGAGTCCGAGGCCACACGCCGGGCGGCGCCGGAGCCCGTCACCGCCGGCGCCAAGCGCGCCAAGCCCAAGGTCACCCGGCGGGCCGCCGGCGCCGCCCCCGAGCCGGTCGAGCCCCGCACCCTGGTCCCGACCATCACGGCCGCCGCCGACGTGCCCGGGTTCGTCATGGGCTCCGAGCTGACCGACCTCGACCAGGTCGCACGCGGCTTCATGGAGCGCTTCCGCGCCATGCCGCGCGGCAAGGTCGGCCGGGTCCAGAACCGGTACGGCGTCGCCTCCATCACGTTCAACCGCACCGACGGGCTGGTCGCCTCCAACTACCGCACCACCCAGGAACTCATCCAGGCCGCCTCGGTCGAGTCCCGCCTGCGTGGCGGCTCCCTGACCGCGGCCGGCGGCTGGTGCGCGCCCTCGGAGACCCTGTACGACCTGTGCACGATCGAGTCGACCGACGGCCTGTGGGACCTGCCCTCGGTCCAGGTCGACCGCGGTGGCATCCAGTTCACCAAGGGCCCCAACTTCGCCGACTTCTACGCCTACGCGGCCACCGCCTTCCAGACCGAGGCAGAGGCCGAGGCCGGCACCGAGAAGCTGTGCATCGACGTCGAGTGCCCCCCGTTCGAGGAGGTGCGCCTGGACGCCGCGTACGTGTGCGTCAAGGCCGGCATCCTCACCAACGCCGCCTACCCCGAGCTGGTGCGCCGCTACATCGAGGGCACCCTCATCGCCCAGCAGCACGCGATCTCCGCCCGGCTCATCGCCGACGCAGAGGCCATCACCGGCGCCGCCATCGCGGTCCCGGACGTGTGGGCCAACGCGACCAGCATCCTGACGGCGCTGGAGCTGGTGGCCGAGGGCGAGCGTGAGCGGTTCCGCATGGCCCGCTCGGCGACGCTGGAGGTCCTCCTGCCGTACTGGGTGCGCCCGGCACTGCGCGCGGACCTGTCCAACCGCACCGGGGTGGACCTGACCAACGTCACCGACGGCATGCTGGACGCCCACTTCGCCAACCGCGGACTGCGGGTGCAGTGGCTGTACAACTACCAGCAGCTCGACGTGGACACCGCCGGGATCGCGACGGACTACCCCACGACGCTGGAGACGATCATGTACCCGGCCGGCACCTTCGTGATGCTGACCGACGACGTGATCCGCCTGGACGCCGTGTACGACTCCGTCGGCCTGTCCACGAACACGTACACCGCGATGTTCGCCGAGGAGGGCATCGCCCTGGCGAACGTCTGCCACGACCCGCGCCGCATCAGCTTCGACCTGTGCGTCTCGGGCAACACGGCCGCCGCCATCATCGAGCAGTGCTTCGGCCAGGCCCCCGCCGAGTGATCTGACCGGGCGGGGGTTCTGACGGCCCAGAACCCCCGCCCGGCCCAGACCGGAAGGAGGTCGGCCGATGCCACTGGCAAATCCTGTCTACATCGAGGCCCCGAGCGTCTCAGCGTCTCCCGGGGGCCTGTACGCGGTCGCGAACGTCATGGAGGGCGATCCGCACATCGGGGCCTCCGGGTTCCGCTACCTGTCCCAGAACTGCGGCGTCGCCTCCGCACTGGACGACCCGGCATGCATCACGGCCGGTGAGCGTGCGGAGAAGACGTTCGGTGAGACCGACGTCGTCACCTCCACCGACCCGTTCGCCGTCTACAAGGGCGTGCGGTGTGAGGACCTACACGAGGACGACACCGGCTGGGCCGAACGCGGCCTGGAGCTGACTGAGGACATCGCCGTCGAGCAGCAGGTCATGTCCGAGCTGCTGTTCGGTGCCACCGACATCACCCCCACCCCGGGCACCGCCGTCACCGTCCGGGAGGGCATCGCCCTGCTGGAGGCGGAGGCCGGCGCCACCTACGGGGGCCTGCCTGTGTTCCACATGGATCGGGGGACCGCCACGATCGGGTTCTCCGAGCGGGTCCTGGAGCACGACCTGAACTTCACGGTCATGACCATGCAGGGCTCCCTGGTGGCCAACGGTGGCGGCTACTCCGCCAACCTCGGACCTGACGGCACCCCGGCCGATGCGGGTGAGGCGTGGATCTACGTCACCGGCGCGGTCACCGTCATCCGGGGACCGGTGGTGGTCAACCGTGTGCTGGCCGTGGGTGAGGGGCTCAACCTCCAGCAGGCGCTGGCCGAGCGGCTGATCGCCGTGGCCGCGGAGTGCATCAAGTACGCCGTCCTGGTGGAGCTGGTGATCTGAGGATGACCAGCGTCTCCTACGGGCCCCGATCCCAGGCCAATGCGCGCCTGCTCATCGACACTGCCGTCTCCCTCGGCTACCCGTCGTCCGTCGTGAAGACGACGGTGACCGGCTACCGCGTGCCGGACGACGTCCTGGAGGCCGCGCTCGGGGTCGGTCAGGTCCACGAGGGCGTCCAGTACCCGCCCCCATCGCAGGTGCCTGCGGCGGCTCCTGACAAGCCTCGGGGGAACGCGTCACGTGACGCGTTCGCCGAGTACGCGCAGACAGTCGGCCTCCCCATCACCGAGGCCATGTCTCGCAACGACATCCGCAACCTCGTCAACGGAAAGGAGTGACCCATGGTTACTCGTTGCGGTAGCTACGTCCGGGGGCGGATGCTTCGAGCCACCCGGCTGGACTCGTGCGGCCGGGTCGTCTACGGCCCTGACTCCGTCGTCACCTCCAAGGGCTTCGTCTCGGTCGCCTACACGGCCAACATCGACGAGGGCGAGGAGATCAACGTCCCGGACGCCTCGGGTGAACGGTGCATCTACGTGCCGGCCAACCCCAGCCTCTTGGGCTACACGGTCGAGATCACGTTCTGCAACGTCGACCCCGACCTGTTCGCCCTCATGACCGGCCAGCGCGTCGTCACCGACGCGTTCGGCGTCGTGGTCGGCTTCACGATGGACACCGCTGTCAGCAGCCAGGACCAGGCATTCGCCCTGGAGGTCTGGGCCGGCGCCCCGAGCACGGCAGGCTGCGAGAACGGGGCCGAGGGCAACTTCGGCTACATCCTTCTGCCGTTCCTCCAGGGCGGCGTGGTGGGCGACTTCACCATCGAGAACGCCGAGGTCGCCTTCACCATCTCCAACGCGGCCACCAAGGACGGCAACGCCTGGGGTGTTGGCCCGTACGACGTGGTCCTGGACGCGATGAGCGCCCCGTCGCCGCTGCTGGCGCCGCTGACCACCACCGACCACCTGCTGTTCATCCAGACCGGTGTCGCACCGCCCGAGGCGCTGTGTGGCGCTCGTCCGCTGCTGGACCCGACCGACGACCCGCTGGAGGCCGTGGACACCACGATCGACGGGCTGGAGGTCACCTTCACCCCGTCGCCGTCCTCGGGCGACCCGTGGTGGATGGACTTCGGGGACGAGACGTGGGACTACTCCGCCGACGGCGGCGACCTGGTGCACACCTACGTGGAGGCTGGCACGTACTCGTGGACGGCCTACCGCAACGACTCGATCGTCGAGGGCGACGTCACCGTCTCCTGACCGGTTCAAGACAACGCGCGAGGAGGTGGGGCTGAGGAGATGCAGCCCCACCTCTGACCGGAGGAGGAGCAGGATATGACGACCGAAGCCGAAGTCGAGGCCCGGTTCCCCGACAACACGACGGGCGACATCGACGCCGACGATGTACGCGCGTTCGTGTCGGCTGTCTGGGAGCGCTTCAACGGTGCCACTGCCGTGGACGGCATCCTGTTCGACACGAGTCCCCCGATACCCGCCCACACGACCGGGCATATGCACTGGAACACCACCGAGGGCATCCCGGAGGTGATGACCGACATCCCCGGCGTCGTCCTCCAGATCGGTCACGAGTTTTTCGCCGAGGTGCGGAACAACTCCGGTGCGACGATCCCGAACGGGCGCGCGGTACGGGTCACAGGCGGGATCGCCACGCGGCCCACGATCGCACTGGACGACGGGGAGGGCGGCATCCTCGGGCTGACGACTCACGAGATCGCGAACAACTCCAACGGGAAGGTCACCCTGTTCGGGCTGGTGCGCGGGCTGAACACGTCCGCGTTCTCTGGAGGGGACACGCTCTACTCCTCGTCCACGGGGACGCTGACCACCTCGATCACGTCCTCGTTCGTCGGGTACGTGACCGACTCCCACGTCAGCAACGGGAGGGTCCTTGCCACACGGCTACGCACCGACGCGGCAGCGGGGACCACGGCTCAGCGGCCCACCACGAGGGCTCTGGGCTTCCGGTACTTCGACAACACGCTCGGCATCCCGATCTGGTGGAACGGGAGCGACTGGGTCGACGCCACAGGCTCGGTGGTCTGATGAGCGTCGAGAACGAGTTCTCGGCCGCGTTCTCTGCCGCGTTCGACGCCACCTCCAGCGATTTCCCGGGCCTGCTGACCGAGTGCTGGCCGGTGAACTGGGAGGTGTGCCCGCCGGACATCCTGGAGGAGATCACGCCCGAGGCCAAGGCGATCTCCGAGGCCCTGGCCGTGCAGTCTCTGCGCATGCTCACTGGGTTCCGGGTGGGGGGCTGCCCCATCACGGTGCGCCCGTGCAAGCGCGACTGCGTCCCTGGCACATGGCTGACCGCACCGGACCCGGGACTGATGTTCGCCGGCGTGTACGGGTCCACGTTCTCCCCCTACATCATGAACGGGCAGTGGCTCAACGCGTGCGGCTGCCGCAACGACGACTGCTCCTGCACCCGCGTGCGCCAGGTGATCCTGCCCGGCCACGCGGGGCGCGTCGACCAGGTCCAGGTCGACGGCGTCGTACTGCCGCAGGCCGCCTACCGGGTCGACAACGGCAACAAGCTCGTGCGTCAGGACGGCGAGGACTGGCCCGTCTGCCAGGACATGAACCTCCCCAACGGTGAGGTCGGCACCTTCTCGGTGACCTACCTCGACGGCAACCCGGTCGACGGTGTCGGCTCCTACGTGGCGGGGCTGCTGGCCGCAGAGTTCGCGCGCGCGTGTGTCAACGCCGACTGTTCGCTGCCGCGGAACGTGCAGTCGGTGACCCGGCAGGGCATCAGCATGCAGATGACCCCCGAGGAGGTCGACTTCCCCGGGGGGTTCACGGGCATCCAGACGGTGGACAACTGGGTGCGGATCTGGAACCCGACCGCGACGCTGCCCTCGGGGATCTACTCCCCGGATGCGCGGCCCGCCCGGCGCACCACCTGGGGGGCCTGATGAGCGTCGTCCCACCGGAGGACTACACCGAGGACACCGTCGTCTGGCCGGTCATGGAGGCGCTGCGCCAGTGCCTGTGCGACACGCTGACCGAGCGTGGCCTGATGCCGGGCGCGTGCTTCTGCGGGATGGCGCCGGGGGCGGAGGTGTCGTGGGACTACTCCTCGGGGCTGGCGTGGGTGCGGCTGGACACGATCGTGCCGCTCACCGAGACGGCGAACACCGGATGTCAGCCGCCGCTGGAGGCCACGTTCGACATCGGGGTACTGCACTGCGCCCCCAAGATGTCCGCGAAGGGTACCCCGCCCGACGAGGCGGCCCAGCGTGAGGCGACGCGGTTGCAGCTCGCGACGATGTCGGCGATCTCGTACGCCATCACTTGCTGCTACCCCGGTGACGGCCTGTCTCTGGGCACCTACACGCCCCTGGGCCCCCAGGATCTGGTAGGGGGGGCCTGGTCGGTCTCCTACGGAGGCTACTGATGGTTCGCGGCGACGTCGACGTCGAGGTGCGCATCTCCCAGCGCGCACTGGACCGGCTGGTGGCCAACGGCGGCCTGGTGAACGACTACATGGAGGACGTGGCCAGGGAGGGGTGGGGGTACGCCCGCCAGTTCTCGCCGATCGGGTCCGGGGACCTGTTCCACGGGCTGGACTGGGAGGTCGAGACCAACTCCCGCGACCAGTGCACGGCCCGGGTGGGCACGCGTGGGGTGCCGTACGCGGTGCACTTCCTGATGGGTCACGGGCCCCAGCCACCGCATCCGAACCGGCCGATCGGTTACACGATGGTCGGGCGCGGCATCCCGTTCGGGAACGTGAACCGGGCGCCGGGCAAGCGGTACCCGGGGGTGCCGGCGATGTTCACCAGCGGGCCGGTTCGAGGGTTCGGGGGGAACGACATCTTGACGCGGGGGATGAACCTGGCACTCGGTAGACGTGGTCTGGGTGGTCTTAGTGTTCGCTCGGTCGTCTTGTAGTGGGTACCCTTCGGGTGTACCTGTTCTAGGAGGACGTATGAAGCAGTTCGGTGATGTGACACGAAGCCGTAAGCCTCGCGAAGACGACGAAGACCTCCCCCCAGTCCCGATCACGATCCTCGACCGCGACATCGTGTGCGAGTTCCCCGGCTCGGGCCCCCTGGCCTACGTCGGCGCGGTCCTCGGCGCAGAGGGCAACCCCCTGTACATCGCCGGCAGCCTGGTCAACTTCTTCGCCTCGACCGTCCCGGACGACGTCGCCCGCTGGGTCAACGGCCTGCTGCTCAACACGAAGTCCGGCTTCGACATCTACGACCTGGAGGAAGTCCTGGAGTACCTGATCACCGAGTGGAGCGGCAACCGCCCTACGAAGCCTGCGTCCGACTCATCGCGTACGCAGGGATCTACTGGGAAGCGTTCGACGGCGAACTCGCGACGCGTGGCATCGACCCGCTCGCCCTCGCCTTCAACCGCTTCCTGAACGCCGTCTACGCCTGGGTCCTGGCAGAGGTCCGAGGCCGCGGCCTGGAGACGCTCTCGCTGACCGAGGGCATCGAGCGGCTCAACGCCGAACTCCTGAAACCCCTGCCGGGAAGCCGGCGCGAACCATCCAGAGCAGTCATCGAGGACGAGATGCGGCAGTTCCAGCAGGCCGCCGCCACAGCAGCAACAGCACGCGGGAGGTGAGAACGGATGCCACTCGGCACAGACATCGGGGACGCGTACATCGACGTGCACGCCCGTACCGGCCCCTTCCGCAGGGAGCTGCGCCGAGAGGCACGCCGAGCCGCCGCCGAGGCCGGGTCAGAGGCGGGGGAGGAGTTCTCCGACGGCTTCGATGCCGAGCTGTCCCCCCTGGGGCGCCGGTTGGCACGTCGCATGCGTGCCAACGGGGAGCTGTCGGGGGAGCAGTTCAACGACGGGCTGCGCCGCGCCATCCAGGACCGCTTCGGCCGGGTCGTGTCCGCGTTCAACCGGTCGGTGGCCGACCTGGACTTCTCCGGCTTCGTCGGCCAGTTCGACGACCTGGACGACGCCGTGGCCTCCTTCGAGCGCCGGCTGCGATCCCTGGCCGCCAACGGTCAGGTGACCCGGGTCGAGTTCGACGAGATCCGCGACTCGTTCGACGCGTACGCGTCCAGTGTCCGCCGCG